CGCTGTATTGTTGTATAATAGCAAAACAACGGAAGTGCGCGCCGCCCCCCCGCCTATATTGGTGAATAAAATTTACTTCTTAGCGGCTGCGGCTTTTTGTTCACGAAGCAAACGTATGCGCTCAACGGCACTCATTGCACTTTTGCTATTTGCATCTGCCGGAGTTTTCACTGCTGCCGGACCAACTGCGGTGTGAACCTCTGGTGCTGCCGGAGCTTGTTCCGGTTCAGGGTCTTCGGCTGGAGTTTCGTCCTCACCATTATCACCATCGCCATCCCAACCGTCAACGTGAGGTATGTCATAACCCAAATCCTCTTTCTTGAGTGCAAGTTGGTACGTTTCTTCCAGTTCATCACCCATGTCCTCAAGTGTAAATTCATCGTAGCCGTCACCGTATTGGCGCACAAATTCAGTGTTGATAACAGCAAGTTTTTCTTCAGGGGTCGGTTCAGCGGGTTTTTTCTTTGCTACGGCTTTCTTAGCTGCCGGAGCTTTGGCTACGGGCGTCTTTTTAGCGGCTGGAGCCGGAGCTGCGCTAGGAGTTTCATCACCAAAAGGCAAATCATCTGTACCGCTTGGTTTTCCGTCATCACCTGTCTTTTCTGCTACCATTTCAGCCATCTGTTCAACCATGTCCAAAAACTCTTCGTCAGCAAAAATCTTGTAAACGTTGGCTTCATCAAAACGTTTCAGTCCTTCCAATGCAAGGTCAAAGTCACGTTTTTTGTAACTGTCAACATACAGGCTCTTCAAACTTGGCAACTTTTCAAGCTGTTCCAAAATTGCGTCAGGAACTGCATTTTCACCAAAGTATTCATCCCAAGTCTGTTGCATTTTCAACGGCAAAGATTTAAGGGTGGTTTCCTTTTTACCATCCTTATCCTTTCCTACACTCCACTGGATTGGAAAACCTGTTGTCGGGTCACTAAACATATCAATTGCAGCCGTGTCATTTTGGGCACAAAGGTCGGCACTTTCCTTGTTCAAGGCTTCCATTTGCTTCGGCTTTAAACTGTCACGGTAAATTTTACCCTCAATGAGAGCATAGAATACATACTCTAGTTGAGGTCTAATTCCAGGAACCCATGTACCGTTCTTACCGCCCATTCTGTAACCTTTAACAGGGTTCAAGTAACGGTCACGCTCATCGCCCTGATAAGCATCAGCCTTTTCGTACACCCGTTTAATGTACTCCTCAATGATATCATACGGATAGCCACCGTGCAAAGTACCGATAAAAATTTTCTTGTTAGCGACTTTCTTACCAATCACTGTGCCGTTGCTGTCCTTATCGTCCACTTCAATTTTCAGCATGGCTGTCAGCATAGGTACATACGGGCTATCTCCTGGTTCATGTGCGGGCAACACACGTTTTACTGTAATGCCGTCACGGTTTGTCCAGAACCGAGCGTATTCGTTATTTCCGCTCTCAAAATAGGTGTCAAACTTCTTTGTTTCGTTAACTGTTGCGTTAACTGTTGTTAGAGGTGCAGCTTTCCACTTGCTGCGGTCAAATCCTGCCATAATTTTTCTATAAATTAATCGTTAATAAAACTTAGTACGTTTTCTCTAATTTCTTGGTTTACTTTATGCAGTTCCTTCAACAATCCCTGCAAGTCTTTAACTTCACGCTCACCCGCTGCCTTATGACATGCCCACGAAATAGCTAGCTCCAATGACAAACCAAATGCCACGTCGTCCATTTTACCCTCGGGGTGTCTAGCACTTGTACTCGGTTTGTGTACATACAAATCGTATGCAGATGGGTGAGCCTCACAGGGCTTCATGTAAATGTTATCTACTAGTTTAATAAACCCGTCAAAAATTGTTGATGTTGTTGCCATATTAGTATCCTTTTTTAGTTATCACAAAACTATTTACGTTACTCTCCACCAACTCCCCGAGCAACTCAGTAGGTGTCACGGGTTTTAACAGATTATTAAGTTTCTTAGACTTATCTTGTACCGCCCATTGCAAAGCGTCAAGGACATTAAAGTTCTTTTGTGCCTCAATATACTCACAGCACAATCCCTGATAAGCATCATCAAGTAACAACGCCTCATCCAATGCCTTTTCTGACAGCTTTATCCACTCACCCTCAAAACAGAACTTTCCTTGATTGGCGTTGGCTTGCTGCCGCCATTTACGCTTCGTATCAGCCTCGCACACGTCCCTTTCCAACTTCTTCTCGGCTAATGCCTGCTCTGCCTCGGCACGTAGCAAACCGACCTTATTTAGAAGAGCACTAACTGTCACGGCTTCACCGTACAAATTGCCATAATCAATAGACGTTAATTGGTCTATATCTATGCGTCCAGAAAAACCGTTTGTTTCAAGTTCCACCGGAACCCCACTAAAATGAACAAGAATTTTCATAATTTCAATTTTATTATAACGTCAAAGTGACAATGTTGGTTTCATAATTAGCCCGTAGAATATTACTTTCTTTGCGCTTGTCATAAGAAACAACTCCATTAATTAATAGCAGGTTCGCACGCCCTGCCACCAATAAGTCAGAAAGCTGCTGATATTCTTGCTGGAATATCATTACTTCCAAAAATTCGTAGTTAGCCTCAAGTGTCAAGCGTGCCATCATTTCGCCTTTTTTGGTCTTTTTAATCTCCATTTCAGCAATATAACCCGCTACCACGACATAACCATTGTGAGCAAGATGTTCCGTGTCTAAACACTCCTCAAACGTTGCGTATTCATATTCCTCTGGGAACTCACCGACAAACCGTTTATAAATGTTTTCGTAATTAAAGAACGCAAAACCCGATACTTTCTTTTGTAATAACGCCCACCACCATTCATCATTCGCATGGCGGTCAGCCCCTGTTAATACAATATCATCTTCCCGTACGGCTACACTCGCTTTGCCCAAATATTCCACTAACAGGTCAATTCTGTCCTTAGCTTTGGTAACTCCTTCAAGTTTGTCAAATGCACCTGCCAATATAAGGTTTCTAATTACACGGCTATTCACTGCCGAGCCTTTCCATTTATGGCGACTAATAAAATCGCTTAGTGAAAAGTACTGTCCGTTTTCATCACGCTCTTTTAATATTTGCGTAGCCGCTTTTTCGGCAACCTGTTTAACTCCGGTTATAGCCCAATATAGAGCCTTTTCTGCAAAGTTGATAACTACATCCGTGCTGGATATGTTTATGTCTACCTGCCGAACCGTACACATCCCAGTCTTATTGATTTCCGCAATATAACGGGAATAGTCAAAGTCCTGTGCATATTTAAACGCCACGCTCCAGTATTCTATTGGATAATGCACTTTTATCCATTGCGAAATATAACCCGTTATCGCATAGGCTGCGGCATGGCTACGATTGAAAAGATAAGTACTAGCCTTATCAATAGCGTCCCACACATTTTCACTGTATTCCTGTGTTACATGATAGGTATCACGGTAATACGGAATAAACCGTTCTTTGTACTGTTGTAGTGCCTCGTACTTTTTCTTTACCATTGCTTTACGCACGTCATCAGCTTCTACCAAAGACAACCCGCCTAGCTCCCGACAAAGTTGCATAATTTGCTCCTGATAGGCAAATACTCCATACGTGTTCTTAAGAATATCTTGTGTGCCTGTAAAATACTCCACCGTCTTTTTGCCCTCTTTACGCAACACGTACTCATTATGGAAGTTGTTTTCCATTGCTCCCGGACGATACAACGAAATAGCGGCAATCAGGTCTTCAATATTTTCAGGTTTCATCTGACGGCAATAACCCGTTAACCCACGGCTACCGAAGTGAAAATTATCTTCATTCCACCCGTTCTGGAAAAACCTGTAAACTTCTTTGTCATCAAGCGGTACACTAAATATATCCAAATCCACATTTTCGTGTTCTTTAATGAGGCGTACCATGTCTTGAAATTTATCAAATTGGGCTACCCCCAAAACGTCTTCTTTCAAAAATCCGGCAGCATCCATTTCACCACCTTCCCATTCCGTCACATAATCATCACCCTGTTTACGAATAGGAACCCACCTGAACATATCGTGCTCATCTGGGAAAACCATCATCGCACACGCATGGATACTCTGTGCTTTAGGTGCAGGCATAATCAACATTACTTCGTTAATTAAATCTGGATACGTTTTTACAAAATCTTTGACACGACTGTTGGCACACGCAATTTTAAACAGGTCTTCAGGTTTACGGTCTTTAACGTCAAACGCTTTCATCATGTCGTTCATTTCCTGAAAGTTAAGCCCATACACTCGTGCCATGTCCTTAATTGCCGCCCGTAGTTGCAATGCACTATAAGTACCTACTGAACAAACCTGTTGCCATCCATAACGTTCTTCCATGTACTTCTTTACACGGGGTCTGTCTTCTCCTGGATAGTCACAGTCAATATCGGGGAGTGAAACCTTAACACGTCCTGCGTTCAAGAAACGCTCAAAAAGTAAGTCATAACGCATTGGGTCAAGTTTGGTAATTCCCAATAAATACGACACCAAACATCCACCCGCTGAACCACGGCTTATTCCTGTCATTATTCCATTACGGTGACACCAATTAATGATATCCCATGTAATTAAGAAGTAGTCAATTGCCTCGCCTAACTTTATAACCCCCACCTCACGGTCTATGCGCTCCATAATTACATCTTCGCCCCATGTTGCAAGCAAGTCCGAATGCTTATCAAGCCCCTCGGCAATAAGAGCCCAAAAAAGGTCTTCATTAGTGTCATACACTTTTGCCTCATCAGGGGTCATCTTATAATGTGGCAGATGTCGCTGTTTCACATTAATTGTGAAATCAATTCCCAATGCAATGTCTTCCAATAAACTAGCTGCGTCTGTGAAACGTTGATAAGCATCCTCAAACCCCTCATCAGTATTTGGAAACATGGCTGCTAACTCCAAGAAAAGTTGGTCGTTGGATTTAAAGTATTGGTTCTCACTTTCATAGGCAGTTGTGCCGCCAATGCTATGTAAACGAGGGCGAATGCAGCAATACTCCTCATCTAAATACCATGCGTCACCCATTGGCACGGGCATCAAGTTTCTATCTTTAAAAAACTTTTTCAGGTTCTTTAAGTACCACTCATCACGGCTATCATCCACATACTCACAGGGGTCTAATTGATACACCCCAACATCTAATTTCAATCCCGCTAGTTTGTCGTAGTCCAAAGTCTTTGGGTCTACAAACAACATCAGGTTATCATTATGTAGGGTTATCGCCCTAAAGTCCTCTAGGCTTATATATTTGGGGTTGTCACAATTGATGAACTTGTTTATAGTTAATAAGTCACGCCACCCATTTTCATTCATCGCATATACTTTAACAGTAAAACGATAATCGTTTGGAATATCATACACGGTACACTCCATTCCAATAACACTTTTCAAACCGTTTGCTTTGCATTCGGTTTGGAATTTCAATGCACCTGCCAAACTGTTCCGTTCACATATACCCAATGTATGCACGCCTAAAAATTTGGCTTTCTTGCACCATTCACTATATGTGCCCGTTCCACTCATCATTTCATACTGCCCATGCACACCCAAAAAGACAGGGGTTGGAATTTCCTGTTGTGCTTCCCCTACATATTTCAGACGGGTTAACTTAACAGCATTTTCCTTCCCCTTTTCAAGCATATAATATACGCCCCCAAATTTATAAGCATAAAAGTCACACTCCGTTGTAATATCTTCACCCCGTTCGTGCATAGGCACTCCAACAAAATTAAAGTCATCGTCAAACAATGCACCATCGTAGGCGGGTTGGTATAACTCAAATGTCTTCCCACCAATTTCTACAATATAGTCAGAAACTTGCGTAAACGACATTAGGTTATTCGTCAAATATGCTTTAAATTCTTCCATGCAATTTTTCTTTTACCAATTCAGTAATATCGTCACCGTCTTTGCAGCCTTTATCTAAGAAATACCTTGCAAAGTCTTCGCTAACATGGTCGTTCAATTCATACTTGTCACTTTTAAAATTGCAGAAAATAATTTCTACTTCTTTTTCTGTGGCTTTAGACAAGTTAAACAGTTGTGCTGCTTCACAATCAAACCGTAAAGAACCAAACACAATATCGCATAATCCCCTTTTATCAGTGTCTATTTTTGACCAGCGATTTAAAATGTCCTGTGCCGTCCATTTTGCCCAAACATCTTCCCCCGCCAACGTTTTTAAATATTCTCCGGTACGTTGCAACATTTCACGACCTGTTACTTTAACAATATCGGGTAACAACCCATTCCCAGAAGTTGGTAATAGAATTGACTGTTGGGCATTCTTCCAACCTGCATAGACACTACTATCCAACTGAACACCCCTGTTTCTACCTGTGAAAATGTTCATTAGCGTCTGACGGATACCCTCGCTAAAATCACCAAGTATCATTGGGCGTTCTTCACATGCTGCATCCACCTGCAACTGTTCAGCCCTGTAAGTCTTACCGCTACCGATAACACCTACTATTCCATATATCTTTCCTTTATGGCTCATACTGCTCCATGAATTTCTTTATACTTTTGAAATCTTTAAAATCGTTGGAAATACGGCACAACGCAACCTCACAATTATTTAGGCACATCTTTATCTTCTTACAGGCATTTCCCAACGCTATTTCGTTTTTGCAAAATATCCATAAGTCCAAATAATCACACATCTTAAATAATCGGTGCTGTAAGTCGGTCATTCCCTTCTTTAAGGCATCATCACTGTACGGCTGAAGTACTATATCGGTGCTACAAATTTCACGCTCTATGAGCTCCCATGCGGCTTTGGTGGCGGGGCTGAAATTCTTCACACAACTATTGAGGTCACCTGTTACACTCTCAACGTAATCATGAAGCAACACTTTGTCAAAAACATTAATATCGTAGGCAACGTCTTCTTCTGATGCAAACCACCTAAACAACATTCCCACGACCATCCCATGTTCAAGCAAATTGTAACCACGGTGATGGGGCGTATTAGGCAACCTTTGTATTTCCTTCATCCCTAACAGGATGTCAATCTTTCTAAAATTCATACGAAATCTATTTTTAATTTATTTCTCTTACAAGTGTGTAAACAACTCATTCAGTAACGGGTTGTTAAATTCCACCACTTCTTTGAACCAATAACAATAAATAACACGTGCCCAATCCTGGAACAACGGGTCTTTTTGCTTCTTTATATATTGTGAAGCCTTGTTCTTATCCAGAAAGTTAGACCGCACGGCTTCTTCAAATTCTGAGAGCCCCTTTATCAGCGTATCAAACTCTTCCAAAGAATGGTACGTCGGCTCGTAACGGTACTCAATTCCGCTACTGAAGTAGTCTTGGTAATGTTTAGCGATTTCCTGCACCATAGGCAAAAAGTCTTCGTACACGTGCAAGTTATCAGCTTTGTGGTAATACTTGCCAACAGGAACACCCACAATTGCAGCCACATATTCCTGCATCAACGTAAAGTTAAAGATGTTAACGGCACTGAAGCCCCAAATAACATCGTTACTCCGCATATCTACATAACAGTTCATCTTTCCATCCACTATCATAAAATGGATAGAACGGGTACATGGGGTATCTTTGGTTTTAATAAGCGGAGAAGCGTCTTTGCCTGCAATACCATTAAAGTCATCACTTACGGGGTCAGCAATGCTGATTACTGCTTCACGAGTGTCTATGTCCTCTTTAAACTTCTCAATTACGAACCGTAATTGGTCGGTCGCATTTTGGTACTTACTAGGAGCTTTCAACTGTCCTAGACCGTTCTTTTTTACCCCGTTACGGTATTGGCGTAATAACATCCCCTGCCCTGTCGTCATGGCTGCCTCGTTATCGCCATAACGCCTTAACCTCGGACCATACCCCGCACGCATATAATCACCGTCATCAGAAAAATTCAACAAGTTCTTAACGTATGCGGATGGCATTGCCAAACTGTTATCACCACGAGCCAACCAAAGGCTCTCAATCCACCCCAATGTCTTATTCCATTTGCGTTCTGGCACACGTACATAACGGTCTGTCGGGTTGGTAATACATACCATAACCGCTCCCGGAAATTCTGTGCAGTTAAACCCTCTACGGACAGTTGGTTTGCCATGTTCCAATAACTGTTGACAAACAGCAATCAAAGCGGCACTTAAATTTTCACATTCTAAATACATAATTATTCAATTAAGTTAGACAATAATTTCACCCACTTCAGGCATCTTTGTATTCCATTTGGGTGGAAATACAAAATCTATCTTTTGCGGTGATTGTTCGTAAGTATGTTTTATACGCTCCTGTTTACCCTCTTTAAAAGTATGTCCCAATCCCTTTGCGAACTTACTTGTTTCACACAACGTATTCTGATAATTCGTTAATGTTGGCACGGGTTCCCACGGCAACGGTTTCCATTCCATTCCAAGTTCATCACATAGCTGCGTAACATTTTCCAAGAAATGCTCTTGTAACCACTTAATCGCACCTACATAATCATACTTTTTCCCAGTCGCTCCTTCCATTATCCAACTCAATCCTTTTAGACTTCCAGGACCCGTAATAACGAAATCATTTTCCGTGAAATTAAATAGAGGGGAATAATTCAGGTCAATGCAATACTGTTGTGCAGTAAAATCACCGTAAATTTTCATCTTCCTAAACAACCAAAACAACTCCTCAAAACTTTGTGCCTCTAAAAAGTCGTATAAATGCCCATTTTGGAAAATTTCATCGTCAAAGATAGTGAAGTGAGCACGGTGTTTAGACATTCCCTTTATGTGGGCGTATTCGGGATTTTGATAAAAGCAACAGTTCACAATGTAGGCACTCCCATAAATGGTTTCCCCACTCGCCACTGCTTCATCTAATACCCGTGCAATTTCTTCAAGCCCCACTTCCAGCGTAATATCACCAAGCTCTTTTTCTAATAAGTCCCACGTTTCGCACTTATTAAAGTGCTTAAACACTAATATCCGGAAAAACATATCTTCCGGTTCATACTGTTTACCGTTGTAAATTACCCGACGGAGTAAGTATTGGCTCACTCTATCCAAACATCTATACACGTTGGTAAACTTAAAATTCTGCAATATAGGGTCATCAGTCCACGGGCGTTCCTGCCCGTTATACTTGCGCCAAAACACATTCATTCGTTCCACTATCCAATACAGGTGATGGAAATAATTGTCATTCGTCTTAAATTCAGTTGTTTTCTTTGCCATTTTCAAAAGTTTCAAAAGAATTAAGTTGCAAATAATTTGAATTCTTACAGTAGGTAACAAAGTCATCCACCAATTCAGGCAAACCGATGAACTTTAATATGCTCGCCCCCAAATCATACACTGGAGTATTATACGGACGATTATATACCTCAACACAAGCTCCGAGGTCATTCACCTCTTTGGCTTCCTCTACGGCTTTTTTATAATCGCTCTCAAAAGTACCATGCTTGCGCCACATTGCGTCCCCTTTCGGCTCTTTACCGGAACGGTACACAATCCTTTTGCAATATTCATCCCATTGTTCGTCAGTATAATCGTACCGTATATGTAGAATGTTCAATATTCCGTTGGTCGCACCCAACTCCAAAGGTCGCAAACGCCACGAAGCCGTCGTGCCCGCACCGTCTATTACAACGGTATGTCCAGCATTGGACATTTCGGTTAGGAAGTAGCTCAGCCCCTCAGCCTTATGTAATCTTCCCGTAACACTGTCGTAGCCCTGCCAACGTCTTATTCCACCGTTTTCGTAAAACTTGCCGACAAATACCATATCTAGGTCTTTAGCATACACGCCAATTTCCCGTTCTTTGCCCTCAATATTTACAAACTTAAACGGTTCAAAAGACACCCCTATATGTTCAAGGTATTCCAGGAATAAGTAAACCCGTGTAGATTTGCCACTTCCTGAAATACCTTTCACTAAAATTAATGTACCGCTATCGGATACCATTATTTCTTTTTCTTTGCAGGGGCTTTCTTAGGTGCTTCGTCAGCCAATGTAACAGCCGTTACACGCTTCTTAATTGGTTTGTTGTCCCCGAATTTTACCATGCACTTTTCTTTTCCGTCTCCGGAAACATATACACGGGTAATTTCACCAACTTCACCACCGTCTTGCAAAGTTACTTTGCTACCAATTTTCAATCCCGGAACTTCCTTACTTTCGTCCAAATTTTGGCGTTTGGTTTCGCGAGGAGCACCCTTTTCTTTCTTTTCTTTAGTAGCGGGTTTCATTGCTTTGTCGGACTTGGAAGGAGTTTTGCGGCTTTTCTGGCGTTCGTCAAATTCCTTTTCGGCTTTTGCCAAACGTGCTTTTTCTTCTGGAGTAAGCTGTTCGTCACTTTCGTATTCTACTACTTGGCTCTTTGCAGCCTTTTCCACGCTTTCTTCCTGTGTTTCTGCATCAGCTTTCTTTGCAGCCTTTTTCGGAGTTGCCTTTTTAGTAACAGCTTCCTCTTCAACCTCTTTGGTTTCAACTGCCTTTTTTGCTTTGGCTGCGACTTTCTTAACCCCCTCTTCAGCGGTTACACCCATCTTTGCCAAAAATTCATTAGCAATCTTTACTTCTGTTTCACTACTTTTGCTATCATTAGCGATAGCCTGCAATTCTTCGGCAGATAATTTTTTGTACCTCATACGAAGTGCAAGAGCATTGTTAGCCATAATCGTCTTTCGTTTTTAATTAATAATTTGGTTTACTTATCTGTTGCAAATGTACGGGGATAAAATGGAATATCCAAGACTTATCCCCGAAATTTCTAATTTATTTTTGACCTGTGTGACCAAAACCGCCCTCTCCACGTTCTGTATCTGCAAGGTCTTCCACTTTTTCTACAACGGTAATTTCCGCTCTTTCGTGTTTAGCAAACACAATCTGCGCAATACGTTCTCCGGGCTCTACGGTCTGAATTGATGCTGAAAGATTAATGAGGGGAACGCCTACATCGCCACGGTAGTCGCTGTCAATGGTTCCTGGAGCGTTAATTACTGTCAAGCCTTTCTTGACTGCCGCACCACTGCGAGGACGAACTTGACCCTCATAACCTACCGGAATCTCCATGTGCAAACCTGTCGGGATAATCCTACGTTCCATTGGTTGTAAAATAATCGGTCCTTCTGGCAACCATGCACGCAAATCCATTCCAGCGGCTTCTGCCGTTTTGTACTCTGGTAACTCGTTGTTACTCAAATTCACAATTTTTAAATCCATACGAAATTTTTATTAAGTGTTATGTCAGAATATCTGACGGTTAATTTTCTGTCATTATTAATACGTATCTCCAATTCCTCTTTCGCAGGGTTGTTACTCAAAACTTCTGCGTCTTTTCCTTTATATACCACTATCGTTCCTCGGTAAAGCATATACCACGCATCATAATTTCCTTGCACCCTCTTTTGTTGCGCATCTTTATACTGAAAATTCGGCAATCCATTAGGATTCCAAAAATATTTATCCACAAACTGTTCAACGTTCTCACCGTTAAATATAGTCGTAAGATTAAACTTAATTCCAAGCTGGGTTATCTTCATTCGCTTCTTAGCGGCTATATCGCTAGCTACTCTTATATATGTTTCGTCTTGGTAAATTAAAGCCCGCAAACGCTGTGTTAGATACTCCAATTGCAAATTTATCAAAAATTGCTCCTGTGACTTAACCCCGTTGTTACTAACTGCCTGTTCCATATCCTAAATCTTTACTTCTACTTTATTACAGAAAAAATTAAACGGGTCTGTCGCCCCTTGTAAAACTTCTTCCAAATATGCTAAATCTATATTTCCTGGGTCAACTCCTTCTTTGCGAATAGCTGTTACCAACACGCTATCAAACATATCCCGCATTTTTAACGCTGTATCCTTGCTTTCATCAATCGTCCCGTAGTCGTATAGAAGTATTACATTTTTCACTTTCTTTTGTAGGAGGGTTTTCAACTGCCCCTGCCCGATATTGTTGCCAAAGGTAAAACAACATTTTATATCTTGCAAATGCTGCAATCCCAACAAATTATCTATGTTAACCTTGTCAAAAATCCCTTCTACTATAATAACTGTCTGGGTTTCACCCTGTATTATTTCGTCACACCCACCTAATAAGTCCTGAAAATTGTTTTCACTGTTACGATAACGCAACACTAAATCCGCCTCATGCCTTTTGTATGCTTCCAGATTTTCTTTATGCCATTCTTTAGAATGGCGGCTGCGTGCCCACCATGCAACACATACACCATCTACTTTCATCTTAAAGATAATATAGTTGTGCAATTTCGGCTCTAGCATACTCGTAACGTGTGAAGGCTCAAACTCCGCATAATGTTCAGGAGCAAACCCTCTACTATCCAAATACGGGTCGTTAGACAGCGGTTTTAAACGCATAGGCAAACGCACTGGAGTAGGTGCTAGCTTTTCAGCCGTATCCATTGTTTCCTTCATCCAATCCGATAAGTCATAATTCTCCGCCTCTAGTTTGGGGCACACATCCAACTCATTCGGTTTGACAGTGTATGTCATTTTAGCAAGGTCTTTTCGCCCTACCTTTTTCAAAAACTCATACACCGAAGTTTTTCGTGGACACTTCCAACAATGAAACGTGGCTAGCCCTGTATCGTTAAAAATAATGCCCCACTTCCCCGCCTTGCCACAAAAAGGACATTCCATATCCTTGTTTGTAAGCCATCCTCGTGCGCCAAATGGCGTCAGGGCAAATTCTTCTATTATTCTTTCCTTATCGTATCTCATCGCTGTACCTTTTTACGCACGGGTTTTGGCTTAACTTCTTTGTTACCATTCAAGTACTCTCGCAATGTATCTTTCTTATGTTGTTCGTCCAATACATCTGGCGGGGTCTGCGTCGGGCTTTCGCCCGCTTTAACAACACGGGTCGCCCATACTCCCGGCTCTACTTCAACCCTTTCTTTTCGGTCGCCCACTGCATCCTCACCGTTGGCTTTCTTTCCTCTTCGTGGTTCTAACTTTTCAAGTGCCGACATATCCAATATCTGTTCAACGGTTGATGACCTGCCCATGTCGTAGAAAAAGCCATTCTCAAAATTCGTAGGAATACGAATAATAATACCATCATTCTTGTAGTTACGCAATTTATCACAAAAGATACGAAGTAGTTTTTGTTTACTCTCCTCTATCGTAACATTACCTGTCAATACGAATGAGAACGGTTTGATAAGCGTGCGGTCACCCTCTGTATTGCTACGGGTGAGTACCCGTGTGGGGTCATTCCAAACTTCAAACGGTACTTCCCCCGTTTGAGTAACAGCCGCCACCACACAATCGTATGTCTTCGCAATATCTTTTAGTTTTTGGGCGCACCGTTGTAAACGAAACTTCAAGAAACTAGGGTCAAAGTCTATCTTTTTATTTTCCCCCGTTAACAGCAAATCCAAACTGTCTATATTAATCAAATCCGGATAATACCCGTATTCCATTTTATAGTCCTCTATTACTGTTACCAAATCCGCCAATGTCATGTCAAGCATTTGGTCAGTCGCATAAAGGTCAATATCACTATTCACAGTAATAGAACGTTTAACCACCGCTGACAGGCGTTGAGCCGTTTCCTCACTAATATCACCCCGCATTATCTTTGAGTAAGTGGTATTCGCAAGCATCTGGTCAAACTTAACCACGGCTTCATCCATACCACCCTCTAACTGTATCTGTAAAACGTGATTATGAGCAATGGACGTGTTGTACCATGCAATCCACTTTAAGAAAGTGGATTTTCCAACACCTGAACGCATTATCATCAATAAGGTGTCCTGACGTGGTATGCCCCCGTCTGTAAGGTCATCAAGTGTAGATATGCCTGTCGGGATTTTCTGCCGTCTAACAGCGTCATCGGCTTTATTCTGTATAGTACTAATATTGCGTTCAAAATCCCTGTAAATGCGGGTAAAACGTCCTCTACCACCCTCTAACGAAAAGGTATTAATTTCTTCCATACGTTTTCCGAGTAACTGCATGGCTTCTTCCTGCCGACCCTCGTTATACATATCAGAAATTTCCCGTTGAGTGGCTACAAAGGTTTGACGCTTAATAAAGGTTTCAAGCTGTCTGACCATAGGTTCGTAATCAGGTAATTTCAAGCTGCGTACTTCCTCAAGTTTCTTTGCCACATCCTTATTTCCAGGATAAGCCATTTCAACCATTCCATAAGTCGCCAAACCACCATCCCGTCGCAAATTATCTGCCAATACTTTCAGCATTGCTTTGCAACCACCCATTTCACGAGGGAAATTACTTAAATCTAAATTATCCGTTACCATGATGGCAAACTGCCTGTTAGCAAAAGCCAACCGCATCATTTCCTCAACAAAACTCGGACTTAGTATAGCATCAATTTTCTTATCCATATTAAACTGCGTCAACTTTTATTTGCACCGTAGCTTCCCTCAACTTGTTAATAGCCATGTAGGAAGAACTTACTGTATCATCATGCCCGCTAATACTTTCTAATGTACCCTTATCACTTCTGAAAGCCACACTATTAAACTCCCCAAACATTTGGTCAACTTTATCTTGAGTATCTGGGTGGTACGGACATTTAAGAGCACCACGCTCAAACAGTGCCGACAACGATGCCCAACCTGTACGTAAATCCTTTTTATTCCCTGCGGTGGTAGTAAATGGTGTTATATTCTTTATACCCATTTGCACACACATATCAGCCAGAATAGATTGGAAGCCGTTATTTTCCACCACAATTTCATTCGGTTTAAATGCGATGTTTAGTTGAGCTATCTTTTGTATCTGTTCATTATGTGATAAGCCCTTTTCCCTGTAAATATACAGTAAATAATAATTTTCTTGCAAGTCTTTCCCCCAAACCGTATAGCAAGTATAGTCAGCCCCCACATTTCCAGAAACAGCAAAGTCACAACCAATTGTCACTCGTGCGAGTTTAATCGGAAAACTTTCTATGTTATGAACTAAACGCACGTGTTCCATCCCGATGGTGCTTCTCTTTAATATCTCCCAAGGGAATATCGTACTGTCATCTGATATTGGTACAACCAAATACTCACGGCTAAAAACTAGAGTACCCAGAGAGGCTTTTTCCTGCATCAACTTATCAAACGTAAAACGGTCGGGAGCTAACAACCTACCATTCGGGTCAATAGCGGGGTACTCAAACACCATGAATTTCGGGTCACGTTTTAAATCCGCATAGAGGTCATCTTGCTGATACGGTGTGCCGTCAACGATATTATAACCGTATGGCTCTACAATCGGGGTAATTGCTCCTTTAAACAGGTCTCGCAACTTCTCACGCTGCTCCAAACTGTAAATACTACTTTCATCGGGTAAATCATCGCTCACGGCTGAACCTACGTGCAAACCACGAATAAACCCATCCTTTCCACGGAGGTGAAGTTTCGTACCGTTTTCACATTCAATACTCGTGGCGGCTAAAGACGCTTTGCCTGTGGGGTTCAGCTTCGCTGCCAATGCCTCATTCGTACGTATTTCTTCAACTACCTTGTCAATATGTTCTTTACCAAGTTTTTCGGTATTGGTGATAATACAGGTTTCCTGACGATTTTTATTATCAGGATTATCCGGACGCATAAAAGACGGGCGGTGGTAACTATATAATCTCCACAATGGAAACGCCATACAAAACTCATAAGAGTTATGAACCACCGTTCCATCTTCCAACTGAAACAAGTGGTCACCATCACACATAAACCCGTAATATGCCCCCGTTCCGGCTTCATCCACCCACACTTTTCCCTTCTCATAAACAGGGGTATCGTAGGAAAAAACTCTGTACCCTCTAAATCTGTCTCGCTTGGCTTTTGTATAGGTAATGAACCTCTTCATTTCTATTTCCACATACTGTTTGCGCTTGGTGTCCCATAGGCAAAGAATGTGTTCGGGGTTCACGGTATAATCAATGCCGTTTTCTTGAAAAACTGTATAAAGTTTGGAACTGCCAATGTGTCTCGTTAACACTCTACGAGGTGTAAAATCCACACCCATCACTTCCATTCCGGGGTATATATCTTCAATATTTTTTACCGTCCAGTCTGCCATTAAAACAGGTGTTCCGGCTGCAAAACATTTACCATGAGAACGGGCTGCAAGATATGCGCTATTTGGATATAATTGTATCATGTTACCCCACTCCAAATTTCGCCATCCCTGACGAAAATTAGGTAGCATCGTCGTCTTGAAGTAATTATAAGACTGAACCTTTAAGGTCTCATCCATGCTTTCCTCAAGTTGGTCTACATAATTCAGCCGTTCCGTATCAAGTGTGGAATTTAACGAAAGCACATTATTTGTCTGCGTAAATATTTCGTTCAGCAAATTGTCCATGTCCCCGCCATAAGCCGTGAGAAGTTGATTAATTGCCACGGGTGGCAAATTATCAACAATACTCACAGCGGTGGCGAAAACCGTGTCCAACTGCTTGAATGTCAGTTTACTGTCTTCGTTAAATCGTATCATTTTATACTAATTGAAAAGTCTCCCTAAATCGTGATTTTCTTTGAGTAGGAGCTGTTTGGGCTGCTGCTCCTGTGCCACGTAAAGCCGCAATATACTTTAAAAAGAGCAACGCATTTGCACGAGTATCATGCAAAGCACGGTGAGCGTCTACAAGCTCCACCCCCTCTTGGCGACAACATGTGCCCAATTTATAATTCTCTTGCTCTTCTGCCCTGTACCATGCCATCTTCATTGTGTCTTCCACAAATTTCACATAGTCCCACAGATTGTCCTTACAAAAGGCAAACATTTCTTCAAAGAATGGTATATCAAATAACTGAAAGTTATGCCCTGCCAACACTGCCCCAATCTTAGAATTCGCATATTTCTTTAGATATGTTTTTGTAGCCAAATACACATCCTTGATATCCTGCCCGTTCTGCGTTAAATGTGCAACAGACAATCCATGCACGGCTTCAGCGTTGGGGTTATATTCTAGTCCCTCTGTATAGGGGGCGATAATTGCGTCGTATTCTTCAACAATTTTCATTTCCCAAAGGTCTACCACCACAAGCGCAATTTCACAAAGCGCAACATCAACAAACGCCTTTTTAGCGGGCTTTCCTTTACCACCTTTAGAGGGTAAACCACCCGTTTCAGTGTCAGCTACTATCACGTAGCGAATAGTACTTTTCATAATCTATTTTTATTTCTTTAATAATGTCAATTTTTCTAAATCTTCATCACGGGTTTCCAAGTCATCATACACCAACTCCAAATTAACAACGGGGTTGTCTTTGCCCTGTAACCCTAAACGGAAGTCATTAATAACAATCATTGGTTCCCCCTCTAATGTAAAATCAGGTTTCCATTGGAGTATCAACCCTCTTAAAAGAATTTGTTTGGTGCGGTCACGAAATTCAAATATCCTTGTTTGGTATTTTTCTTCCAAGTTTGATATAAACTTGTCAACCTTTTCCCACAACTCTTCAGTATTTACTTCGTCCTCATACCACTTTTCTAGCTGCTTTAATAGCCGTGTTTCTTTATACAAAGCACAAAGCCGTATCAGTAGAGCCACTGTTCTTTCTTCCATTTGCGTACAAAATTACTTATTTATTTGCCTGTTACCAAACTCCCAATCTTGGTGACATTTTAGACACGTTAATTCTATGTTACTCTTTTCTAGCCGGAGCTCTGGAAAAGCCCCTTTAGACTTTATATGACTAAAATAATAGGAACGCATTGGTTCGGGTAATTTACCCCCGCAATGTGTGCACACGTGAGGTCGTTCATTCCAAATTTCAGCAAACAATTCCCTCTCGCCTGTTGATTTGCGTGGTTTCCTTGTAACTCTCCGTCTTTTTATCTCTGTACGGGGTAAAAACTTAAAGTTTAATACCTTGTACTGAAAACGGCTTAAACCATCGTGCAGACGCTTAAAATTGCAATCATCACAAAGACACTTTGTTTTGTTCACAATAACTTTAACTTCTCCACACTTTTTACACTTCATTATCGGTTTCTCCATAATTTCTTTCTTTAGCTACAATAATCCTGCTTTTTACTTTTACGCCTCGCAAGTGTTTTCCCTCATTCTCAGTCACGGGTATATCCTGCAATGCTTGAAACAAGTTTTTCCCATCCTTATTCTTATCACCGTATAGCACAATGCAGTCTTTTTCAAACGGACATGTTGTACACATAACATCCGTAGAATCATAAGGTGAATCACCATATTTTGCACCGCAATAATTTGCGCCCGATATTCGTGACATGCGGTATCTTTCTTTACGCAACGTATCTTCGCTTACAGACTTGTAAGATTTTGATTTGACAGGATTTTCCAAATGTTTTTCTGACGCCCACTGTTTAGCGTGCCACCGTGCACCCTCATCATACTCACGCCACCGTCGCCACGCTTCATCACCCATGAACCACACGGGCATCGGTCTTAATATTTGGTCTTGGTCTTGGTAAATATAAAATTGAAACACAAAGAACTCCCATATAAAGTCAGCCCCTGCGCTTGGTGGTAATTTTTCCATAAAAGCCACAACCGAATTCCTGTGACGTTGTGAATACATCTTCAGGGTTCTCGGTTGGGCTTTTACTCTTAGTTGCAGATATTCGTAAATCCGCAATATTATCTTTAATGTATCATCATAGCTATATAACATAATCAATTTTTAATTTCGGTAGCTTAAATCCAGGAAAATTCCAGATTAATGCTTTCTACAGTCGGATGCTTAACTTCTTTATATACTCTTCCGGTAGGGTCAACTTCCAAATCAGGTTCGCATACGTCCTCATACTGTTTTCGTGCGGCTTCTTGATCTATATGCCTACATATCCATAGTCCCACTTCAGCCCCTGATTCTAAGTTTCCAATTTGTAATTGTTCCTCCGGAATCATTTCTACAAAAGTGGTATGTAATGGTTTAGTGTTTATTGTCGCCACGTTTTCCATAAAATGACGATTATACTTATCCACTTTATTGAGTGCTGCAACTCCTAGTTTATAAGTACATATTGCATCATCTGTAGTCGTTATTTTTACTGTAAGATTTGAAATTTGAGTAGTAAATTCATTGGCTATGATAATAGCGCGATACTCATCCCTTCCACTACGTATTGCCATAATGGAAATTTCATCAAACATATTTCCAAAATCATCATTCATGACAAGGGTGGCGGATTTATATCCGCCTAACGAACGATCTGGATTGGGCTGATCTTCGTTATACCCTTGAGTTGTTGTGTAGTATAAATTCATTATTCTGTTTCTTTAATTCTTACCATAACACCCTCTGTATCTGTACTGCCAGATGATACAGGCACTTCCAACAATTCGTGAGTTACTTCACCGACTGGAGTTGGTAATTTAACCTCAAAATCCCAAAATTCATCATCCGGTAATAATTGGAAATATGCCGTATAATTTATTGTTCCAGCGGGTGCAACCTTTAATGGATTATTTGGCACAAGCTCTGCATCAGGTGAAATACGCCAGCCAATAAATTGATAACCACTTGCAGGGGTGGCTCGCAATACAACTTCCGTGCCTTGATTTATCTTAACTTCGTCATACGCTTTATTTATTGTCGTATTATTAATAGATACGTATCCCTCGGTATTATCTCCTGTAGACGTAATAGCAGATACAGTTATTAATGTTGGGGTAGGATCCTCCTCTAACTGCACTGATATCACTTTATCACCATCCTTAATAGTTTTTGTTCCTGTCTTTGTAACGTATCCTGATTTACTTACTGAATAAACACAAGTAGAACCGTTAGGAACTCGTACTGAACTCGTAACATTACCATTTATAACAACTCTCGCATCGGATGGGATTGGATTAATAGCGAAAGTATAATACTCCCCCACTGAGCCGCCTCCCAAACTCCAAAACTCAGTGCGTTCTTCTAAGATTTCAACAATACCATTCACATTTCTAACCCGCACAATAAAATATTCACCAACAGCTTTAGTTGGTTGGGTTCCTTCCTGAGTTTCTAACACAAAAGAAAGATTATATGTATTGAAAGTATACAATCCCTGCAATTGTTCCTCAGTAAATCTTCTTCCCATAGGAATACTACCGAGTACAACAACCCGAAGTTGCGTTTCGGCTTGAAAAGGATATCCGCTAGAAAGAACAATATTATTGTTATTAATAATATTAACTACTTGATACACTTGATTGTTTAGAGGCGTCGTACCGTCATCTTTTACAAACTTTATACAGGTGGGCACACCAGAGCTTTGACCCCGTACAACCCCCTCGAAATTGACTGTACCTGAAACATTGCCAGAAGTATCTACTTGAGCATACCCCTTCTCATAATTTCTAGTAGTAGGAGAGACCTTTAGCCAATAGTACTTACCATCTGCTGGAACAGCTAAATTTTCTTGATCATCTACTTTATATGCCTTAAAATCAGGGGTAATCACATAACCCCCAATCATATTAATCGCCCCCAATGTTCCAGAAAGCGAAACTCTAAAAGGTACACCCCGTGTATATCCCGGAGATACTAGCCCAAATGACACCGAAGAAGCAATAACTGCCGATGCCATAGGGTTTTCGTCTAAAAAGGTAATCATTCTGGTCAATTCTTCCTTTTCCAGAAATGTCCCTCTGTGAATGTTTATTTTACTCATAGCTATTTTGTTTTTCCTTCTTCATCAATTTCAATTCTTAGTACCGTATCGCCAGCATCACCTTCAGTAGGTGAAACGCTTGCCCATGTTGCAGGCAATGGATCAAGCTCCCAATGTTTAGTAGAGGAAGCTGTTATTGTGCCTATTCCCCCATTTGCTGGAATGGTCACAGAAGCCGGACTAAAATGTAATTCGCCACTCCTTTCAAAAATGGCTTGAACCGTAATATTTTCCAGTGATAGCCAATATTCAGCCGGATTATTAATTATCTCTGTGCCTCCAGGAGTAATTACATATTTTACAAATAAATATCCCGGAGATGGAGTAGCAATTAAAGTCACCATAGAATTAGGAAGCTTACTGCCTTGCACATTTACTATACCCCAGCCCTCTTCCACTATATCTACATTTACGGTCAATGGTATGTTTAAAGACACATTTACTGTTTGATCTTTTGTCATCGTAACCTTTCCATCTTTAAAGATGCCTTTGCTTTCAACATGCCAAGTTACCTCCGTACCATCTTGAACTTCAAATCTAGCGTAACCTGTAGCATCAGTAACAGCTGAAACGCCATTACTCAAAGTTACCGTAGCCCCTGCAATAGGTGCTCCCCCAACTTCATATTTTACGTAAAACGTTAAGAACCAAGAAGTCCGCACGACCCAATCCAGCCATGTGTAAGAAACAGTATTTTTATAACTAACCAAATAACGGTTTACAAATTCCTCAATATCCTTTTTCGTACGGGCTGACTTAATTTGTGCATACATTGCAATCACATTCGGCTGTCCAAGATAGCCCTGTGAGGTAGGTGATGACCGTAATACGGTAAACTTTCCGTCCTTTGTAAAGGAATATTCCATTGCTGGATATGGAAGCTCTTGAGTTTCTTGGCGATTTTCTATTAACTCGTAATCCACGTGCAAATACAACGGCTTCAGTGTTACCCCTGCAATTACCACATCAGCGGTATTCCCATCCCTGTTCTGCACTAAATAAGGAGCCATATATTTCACATCTCCCATGAAACGTAATGGTCTCCCATTTTCAAAATTCAAATAAAAATCTTCTGACCGTTGAGCTAATATATTATAGATAATACCTGTTAAGCGATAATACTGCCCCGCTACCTTACAAGGAGATTGATACCTATCGCCCGTGTAAAAACTATTAGTTTCTTGCAAATCAGTAATACGAGCCTGATTTATCAACTGCATATTCCCATCGTAACAATGTACACCAAACTCCAAATTTTGTGCACCTGCATTAAGAGCCTTTACCCAAATTGAAATCTCATAATCTAATCCTGGATAAACTTCTAATGCCTTTGTCGGGTCAGCTTCAGTACTTAAACCAACCCTTCCAGAACCTGTTAGCTGAAATACATTTATATCGTCCAACTGTTTACGCTCTAATGTGCCGATTGTAGGATAATTAGCTAGTTCCCCAACACCTTTCTCCGGCTCACTGTACACCATGCCAAAATCGTACCCTTTTGACACTGCGTTCACAGTTTCTGTTCCATACCACGTGGGAGAGGAGTAACCCAAACACCATCCAATGTCTTGCGGGGTGAGCACGGCAAAAATAAACTCATTCGGTTTCTGGTATCCTACCAAACGTCTAAGTTCTCCATTTAGCCTTTTTATGCTCCCGTCTGGGTTCAACTCCTCTTTGGCAGCTATATCCCGAGTGCCCCTTTCATAAAATTGGTTAATCCAATTCTGGAATAAGAACGCCCGCTGCTCGGGGGTGTCTATGTTTTCGTACACAATGCCCCACCCCTCTACAAACTTTTTCAGCAATATATCGCTATTTTCTATTTCACGAAATTGCCTACCATAAATAACAATAAACGCAAAGAAATGCGTTATAGTCAGGAAAAATGCGTTGTAGTCGTCTTGGTTGTTTCGGCTTATATATAGAGGAATTACATTTGGCTCAAATAATTTCTCTAATACGTTTAACGCCCAACCGAGGACACGTGTATCGTTGCTTTCAAAAAATGTCTTAAAAATAGACCTATCGTAAAAAATGGAACTTGCAGGCAAATCAAATGGACTAGCAACAGTATTCGCCATTCTTGCCAATCTCTTCTTGACATAAAACGGTTCGGTTACTACGTGCATCACCAAATCCACCCTATCAGTCAGCTTGCCTAATAACGCTCCATTAGCATCATCAAGCTCCAGCCAATCAGTAAAAGTTTGTCCGTTATCCAAAGAATAACGAAACTTATTGCGCTCACCTTGACGGGCGGCTCGTAAAACCGATACCAATCCAGCGGGCGGAATTGAAGTGGCTACTTCAAATCCCTTGCCAACACCTGCAAATTCTTTATATATTAACTTAGCCATGTTATTCTCTTTTTCGCTTCTTGCTTTCCTTGCTCACGTTTATCCATTCGCTATAAGATATAACAGAACTTGGATTATGGTTAATCACCTTTATCTTATATCCCTTTGTGCCAATATGCCACCAAAGAAACTTAAATTTCGGAACCTTATACAATACGTGTGTCAAACTATCACGGTTCACCATATTAAAGTCTACCTCTGGCGGAGTAGGTGCAAAATCTATCTTTTGGTCAACGCTCCACCAATCTGTGTCTTTCTTCCATTCAAACTTTTTAGGAGCAACCTGCACTAAAGTATCTTTATATTCTATGTGAGTTTTTACAACCGTCTTAACCACCTCACGCACTTCACTAGCTTTTATTTTCAGCTCTTTAATTAGCTTTGCATCTTCCGCACGTAACTTCTTAAACTCCTCAACGGTTAATTGCAACTCACCAATAGTAGCAACATCTTCCCCCCCCCCCTTTGTGGGGGGGGGGTGGTCGTGGGCGGTGGGGGGCGCCCGAC